TATTCCTTACCCTTTGACAATAGAAAGTCATTACAAGCCTGAAAAGAAACGCCGCAGTCGAAAAACCAAGGAAGATACCGAACAGGTTATCACACCAACTGCTTCAGGTAATGCCGTACCGAATATCGAAAAACAACCTGAACCAGAGGTGGTTCAGCCTGTTGAAGCCATAGAGCAAGAAGCCCCTGTTAATACTGAAGTTCCAGTTACAGAAACTGAAGAGGATTCAATTGAAACTGACCCGGTAAAGCTTGTTGAAAAATTCACGGCACAAATTGATCAGTTTACTAAGGAGGATGACGTTCTTTCATTCCGTCACGTATTTCTGGCCAATGGACACTTAGATCAAAAAGATCAACAGCACTTGTGCAAGCTTACAGAAGATAAATTGCTTGAGCTGGATCCAGAGCAATACACGCCGAAGGTTGAACCTGAACCAATCGCAGATGAAGTCATTGAAGCTCAGCAACCAAGTATGTTTGATCAAATTGAAAATGCCGCACGCAAACAAGCATCAGTGGAAAGTGCTGAACATGGTAGTGCTCCTATTGATCTCTTCTACAAGAAGAAAAAACAGGTTCTGATCAATCGGATCTATGACATGGATTCAGTAGAAACTTTAGAGCGATTAGCGCCAGCAATACCTGCTGCTAAATTACTTCCATCTGATCATCAGGAACTACTTAGCCTGTATGCACAGCGCAAAGATGCCTTGATTCAAGCTGCTGAAACTGGGGAGGCTTCATGAGTTATTCCTACTCTTCTATGACCCGCGTGCTGCTTGTGCAGCACAAAGGTCGGGTTAGAACTTACCGCTACATCAACCTATTCGGTATTGATGATTGCCTTCGAAATTTTGCGAACACCTGGGGGTACAGATGATCTTCAGAATTAAAAAGAAGCATGAAGTTGGCTTTAAGCTTTGGCTAGAAAAATTGGTTTATATCAAAAATGAACTTGCAGATGGCAGTTCGACATTTAGCGGCAAAGGCACACGCAAGACACTGAGTTACGTGCTCTTAAAGAAAGATTTAACAGGTAATGCGGCATGTCAGGTGCTATTCGATGAATATGAAGAACACCTGGATAACCCTGATTATTTAGATGTGAAGGTGGCGTGATGGATATTCAGGAAGAAAAAATTGCTCATGAAAAACACCTACTTTCACAAGGTGTGGATTTCAAATATTTGCCGAATATTCAATATAACGAATTGGAAAATGTTTATGAGCTAATTGAATGGGATGAGGAATATGGCGAAGCCTTGAATGAAATTAATTCAAGCTGGTGTACATGGCAAGCAGCCAAAGCCCAAGCGGTGCCGGAAGGGATTGTTCTTATGCCAATCAAGCCAACTGAAACAATGGTTATGGCAGTTGTAAAAGAACATGAGGGTGATGCCTTTCTACCATATAGCTTGTATGACGCTTATGTGAAGCAAGCCATGATCGAAGCACAGGAGTCAGCCAATGACTGAAATTCAACTAACCAAGCTCCAGCTGGCAAACTATGTGTGTGATGAACTACATAAGGAAATGCCATTTGATTTGGTTTTTAATCAAGACGAATTCGTACCATTCATGGAAATCATTGAAGCCTCAAATCTTAAAGTGGGCTTCTCAGTCAAGACTACTAGCGACAAGGTTCATGTCGGTGTGACCAAGGAAAATTCAAACGGTATTTATGAAGCATTGAGCAGCTACATCGCAAAACATCAAGAGCCAGCAAACAACATTGATCGGTTTATAGCAAGTGGTGAGTTTGATAAGGCTTTTCAAAGTGTATTTGGGTTACCGGAAAATGTGGTAAAGGCTTTGGGAGAAGTGTCGTGAATCTAATTGAACAGTTGGGTGGGTATGGAGAAGCGAAGCGTGAGCTTGAGTTAAAAGAGCAAAACTCTGTTCTTCAATGTTGCAGTGCTGTAACCGCTGAAATGATTCGTGATGCTTTACTCGAATACCGCCGCCAGCATAATATTTACGAAAAAGGTGATTGGGTTTTTTATAAAATAACAGGAACTATTGGGGATTTTATCGACCATATAAAACTTGATAGTGGTCATCCTTATTGCCGTGTTGACTTTGGTTTATGTGATGTTGGTTTAATCATGTTGGAACATATCAGACACGCCACAGATGAAGAAATCAAAGCAGGTAAAAGATTGGGGGTGGAAAGTGAAAATTAAGCTAAATGAAATGTCGCAGCAAGATAAAGATATGCGTTTAGATCGCTTCCTTGCTGCGCCAGATCAGCAGTTGTTTCCGCAGGAAGATGTAGCAATTTACCTCTCCTGCTCTATCCACACCTTGCAGCGCTTGCGCTGTGTGGGTGGTGGAATCCCTTACACCAAGGTGGGCCGATGTGTTACCTACAAAAAATCGGATGTTCTGGCCTACCAGGAGCGACAGACAGTTATGAATACAGCTCAACTTGCCTCTTAATCGAAGCAGTTGAGCCTGCCCTGATACACGGCTTCAATGTCATTCATTGCAAGCCGTAATTTTTTTAGTGATACCTGCACATAACCGCCCGTCACATCATTTTTAGCGCCGGATCTATGGTTTAGTAATCGCTTAATGGTATATGGACCATAGTCCAGATTATTGCAGATCGTCGCAAAAGTTCGGCGTAGATCGTGCAATGAAATTTGGATCCCTGTCTGCTCACCAATGGTTCTTAGTAACCCCTGAGCGCCTGCAATATGTTTTGCACTTGATGTCATATTGGAACCCGGGAAAACATATTCATTTCTTCGCAGTTCGTAACGCTGTTTGATAATTTCAAATAAGTGGTCACCCATTGGTAACAAGTGGTCATCACCGTTCTTTGGATCCTTAAATACAAATAAGCCCTTTTCGATATCTACATTATCCCACTTCAAGGTTTGAGCCTCGTTTCTACGGCATCCCGTATACATGATAAATAGCACCAGGTCGCGTGTAGCATTCTTGGATGCATCCTCATATAAAGAACGCTCAGTGAAGTAATTCAGGACTGCATTGTAAAAAGTGTAGATATTGCTTTCATCTAGGTGGCGTGTGCGAGCCTTGGTTTTATTCCAGCCACGTTTTGCAGGAATCACATCAACCGGGTTTTGTTTGAGAATTGGATTTTCATCAGTTGAACAATGGATTTGAGCAAAGCGCCAAATAGACCCAAACATCTTCAAAGTAAGGTTGGCTTGAGTGGGACTGTATTCAGTTAGCTTGATGAACCGGTCAAATACATCTTTTTTATTGATTTCAAATATAGGCCGTTCTTTCCAGTCTGGAAGGAAGGTATTGATGCAGTGATTGTAGGTATTCACAGAAAGCGGTTTTAATTTTCTTTGGTTTAGGTATAGGTCGAAAGCCTGGCTTAAGGTTATCTCATTATTTAAGGCATCTTTCTTTTTCTCAAAAACACCATTGGCTATATCGGCCAAAATGGACTGAGCCTTCTTTCTAGCTTCTGCTGGTGTAATCTCATTGGTCTTGCATAGCGTCACGCGGAACAGTTTCCCGGCATGTCTACGCTCGACAATATAAGATTTGCTTTTTGTGGTAGCTCGGACTGCAAAACCAATCAAATCTGAGTCACGATAGATGGCTTGCCCTTTTTCGGTCAATGCAATAGCATCAACATTAGATTTATTGAGTTTCATTTCAAGCTTAATTTACAAATTCGACACTTGCATTTTAAGCCTGAAATTACTCAACAGTCTACATATAGTCTACACAGTTATTTTTCATGTAGACCGAATCGATAATAAGAAATTAAATAACAGTAACTTATAGAACTCCTTATTTTCAACCTATCAGAATCGCCAATTCTGAGAACATTGTTTTGCGTTTAATCTAATTGGCTGTAAATAACAGTAGATCATTGTTTTTAAATATATTGTATATATGCAACACTTTGCACTGACAACCACTAGCAGTCTACAAATCTAATTCAACAGTCTACAAATCAGTCTACATTTTTTTTCATGACTATATATGGGTATAATCTGGATGGGAAAAATAAGTACAAGAGATGGATATGAAAACATGGACCTACTTTTATATAGAGCACACGATTAAGAATGGAGTGATTTTTAGGAAGGAATCTGGGTGGGTATTTAATATGAAGAGTAATTTTGTGGTGATGAGTGGGGTGGGTAGTTAGAGCAATCCTTAAATCACTCTAACACATATCCCCACATTCACATTCGTCGTATTGTAAAGCTCTCATTTGAGGGTTCTATGAAAAGTCAATCCACTCATTTACCGTTTATCAGAAAACTTATATTTCAGCGTCACCCTATGACGCATCTTTGATTTTTAAAGACTTATTTTATTTGTTTGATTTTTATCGAATCTTTACAATCTTGATTATTGTTACAGAAATCAAGGAGTCGGAAAGTTATGAACAGTACTCA